ACAAGCCCAATTGAGTCCTATAGCTCTTAGGCAGTTGTTAAACTCTGCTATTCATGACGCTATACGAAAGAATATGGGTAAGGGTAGAGCTACTAAAGTTTTGAACTATCGTACAGGTAGATTTGCACATAGTGTAGATATTAAAAATGTTGTTCAAACTAGAGATGGAGCTACGATGGCTTATTATTCTTATATGAATAATCCATATGAGACATTCGCACCAGGAGGCGCTCAATACAATCGAGGCCCTACACGCGATCCAAATTTATTAATTAAAAAGAGTATGAGGCAGATTGCCGCCGCTGCGGCAATTGTCCGATTCTTCCCACAGGAGGCATAATGAAAATCTTAGTATCAGCATTATTAATTCTAGGTTTAACTGGGTGCTCCCCACTAAGTGTAATAAAGGGAGATATAGAATCAGTTAAACCTAGAAATCTTATTAAAACAGGAGCAACTACTGCGGTAACTTACGCAGTAGCCGGGCCGATTCCAGCTGCGCTGAATTTGGCCACTTCTGTAGCGGTGGATGAAACTTTACCACCGCCTGAACCAGAAGTGCCTGAGATTGATCCTGGAAACAAGGAGCAAATGTGGGCATATATCTGGAAAGAAACCCAAGAAATGATTTTATATGGGTTTATCGCTTTCCTTCTATTTACTACAGTAGTAGCCCCTTGGGCAGTACAGCGTAGAGCTAGACGTAAGAGAAAGTACGATCAATATAAGTATGAAGCAAAACTTGCTAGAGAACAAAATGCGCAGAGTAACGAAGGTTCATAGTACCTTCTAACACAGGAGATTATATGTTTCCACGCAAACAAAGTCCTTGGGACGAAGATAATTTAACCAGTTGTAAAGTATGCTGGTTTTTATTAATAACAGTGTTACTAGTATGGCTTGGTCAGGTCTTATAGTAGCAAGTATTCTCTACCTTAATTCGGTCAGTGTAGAGAATGACATAAAACCGGTCAGACCGAAAGAGATAAAACAAGAAGAAAAATATCAGCATAAACTTCCTAAAGAAAAACGTAAACATTTAAGATGTGAGCCTACTTGGGATATATACCATCAACCTTCTTGTATAAAAGTTTAAGGAATAGTTTAAGAAAATGAAAGAAGCATTAGATGTAAGTACATTTTCCTTACAAATTGGAGAATTAATAACCCCATTTATTGCTATGATGACAGTAGTAATTGTAGGGTTACTAGTAAAAGATATAGCAGGGGATATTGCTAATGGAATATCCTTTAAATATTTTGGTCCCTTTAAAGAAGGGGACAAAGTTATGCTAGATGGACACAAAGCAGTTATAGTTAAAATAGGCTTAACTACTAGTGTCTTTGGGTGTGATGACCCAGAAAGAGGTTATATTTGGAGGTATGTTCCAAATGACCGTATTGGTATGTTAAAACTAGGAAAAATAATTTCTAGTAGTAAAAAGATATAGGAGTATAAATGAAATTTACTTATGATAAAATGCCTGCAATGATGCCTTTACCTATCCCTACTAAAGATAAAGGATTTTTTGGGGCTATTATTTTATGGATTCTAACAACTAGAAAATGGAAGTTAGTAGAAGATTGGGTTTACAATATTGATGGAACACAATATAAAGTTCCTGCAGGATTTGTATTTGATGGAGCTTCAGTTCCTAAATACTTTAGAAGTTGGCTATCTCCAATGGGAGTATTATTAATTGCAGGGTTAGTCCATGATTATGGTTACAAACATGCTAAATTGAAGATGTATAATGGTGTAGCTACAGAAGTTAATAATCAAAAATATTTCGATAAGTTATTTAGAGATATTGCTATTGAAATTAATGGGTTCAAACTTATTAACTACATCGCATATTATGCTCTTAGACTTGGAGGATTTATTGCATGGAGAGGTCATAGAAAGCGTGATGCAGAGCTATAAGTTTTTTGATCACAGACCTTGTCGCAATAAAACTATATTAGCGTTTCCTTAAATAATGTCTTGACAAATCGGTAAAAATTTGATATAATATATTCAGATTTTGGGAAATTTCCAAATTTTATTTTTATAGGAGGTCGTAAAAACCCTCCTATTTTTTGACACAACTATATTAGAATTTGCTAATATACTTTTATGAGGAATTTAAAATGACTAAGACTATTTTTACCACTACTATCGCCCTGGCTCTTTTCGCTGGATCTGCTTCTGCATTCTTTGGAAGTGACGATAACAATACTGATGGTTACTTTGCTAACAATACTGATGGAGCATTCGATGGCCGCGGACGCGGCAAAGGCTATGGACGCGCTGATGCTGAAGGTAATTTTTCTATGACTATCAATGCTTCTGGCTCTGGTAGTTCTAAGATGAACGCTGATATTGACGGGGATACTAATTCTCGCTTTAATGGAGTAAATGATACACGATTTGCATCTACTCCACACTACTATGGCCTTGCCCCTTATGGCACAGCCAAGTAATTTTTTAACAAAATATAGGAAATGATTATGAAGAAAATTTTAGCAATGGTAACACTTTTAGTAACTGTAGGTTCAGCAAATGCATTTGATATGCCTTGGGACAACGATAACTATGGTTACGAAGATAATGGCATTTTCGCCTTTAACGGTTATGACTATTTCGATCCTCGTTGGTTCTCAACTGAGTTTACAAATATGATTAATGAGTTTGATGATGATAATGACTATCCAGTGCATACAGCTCGTGGCACTTATTGGAATCCTGCTTCTACACACAATTTTAGTGTTGTAGAAAAATAAAGAAAGAAGGAGGAGGGAACCCCCTTTAATTTATTATGGAGAATATAATGAAAACTTTATTTTTAGCACTCGCTCTTGTAGTAACATCTGCTTCAGCTAATTGGATGGATGTTTATGATGGTGCATGGTTTGTTCCAGAACCGCTTACTGAGGAAGAGAATTACCTTATGTTTGATGAGGAACTATATAAGCCTCTACCAGTACTGCTTATAGAGGCAGATCCTGAAGTGGAAGCTTGGCGTGAAACTAACGGATACTGGGATTACTAATGCAAACACTAAGAGCGATTTACACAATCTGGCTAATGAATTGTCCTTTACCTAGACTATATAGATGGACTAAGGGGAAGGCTAATGAACGAAGCCTTAACAATTAAACAGAAGTTATTCATAGGTGTACTAGTTCTACCTCCTGCCGCTGCAATGTTATTAACTTTCATTGTAGTAGTTTTGGAGCTACTTAGTTAAACACTTAAGGATGAGTAGTTTAGCCCCTCTTTTGGGAGGGGTTTTTTATTGTCGAATTTGTTGCGAAAATGCAACAAATTATTTGCACTTTTACAACAAAAAGTTCTTGACATCGAGGTTATTTTCGTGTATAATATACGAGTCGAAAATGACAAATTAATATAATTTTATTAGGAGTAAAAATGAATAAAAAGTTAATTACAGCAGGTTTAGTAGCTACTACATTAGGTTTAGTAGGCTGTGGAGCAAATGATGCAGAAGCAGGATTTTTCGGATCTGTAGAGAAAACTTGGAACAACAGTGCCGAAGTTTTAGACACTGAAGATACATATTTAGGTTACACAATTAATGAAGATTTAGGTAATGGCTATTCAGCTATTGGTGAATTATCAGTAGATATCGATAGTTCAGTAACAGAGCGTAAGTCTTACGCAGGTATCGCTAATACAGCAGGTCAGGTTGCTTTAGGTAAGCAAGCATCTGTTCAAGGTTTTGTAGGGGATACTACAATTGATATCTTTGAAGGTCCAAGTTTTGATGTTAATAATGCATCTAACATTGATAATGCCGCTACTGGTAAGGTCAATTTAGGTAATATCACAGTACTAGGATCTACTATTCCTTCTGCTGGGGATGATTCTTATGAATTAGGTGCTACACTTGATTTAGGTGCTATTAATTTAGTAGGCGCATATGCAGAAACTTCTGCAGATGTTAAGAATACTATTTTAGGTGCTACAACAAACTACAATGGAGTAGCTTTGGGCGGAACGCTTGAAACTGAAGAAAGTGCTGCTGGCGTAGAGGTGGATACTGCTACAGTCGTAGCTGCGGTCTCAGCTGGTTCAAACACTTTGAAAAGTGGTTTCCAAGATGTAGAAAATACTAAGGAAACTTATACTGTAGAGGGAATTCATGACTTCTCTAAGCAGACTTCAGCTTATATCAATTATCAGACTTCAGAGACTGATGCTGGTGTAGAATCTGATACAACTACTTTAGGTTTCCGCGTTAAATTCTAAGCTCAACCCTATGTAGTGAGAACCCGCCTTGTGCGGGTTTTTTATTGTCCAAATTTTCTCAAGGTTGCGCCTATTACCATCACAGTATAGGTTCCAAATATTACATATGAGTATATAAAAAATATTTCTTGACAAATTAGGTTATTTCTAGTATAATATACGCATATTTGACAAATTTTTAGATTAGCGAAGGAGGTTAGAGTGTTTTGAATTGGTACACTTGGTACTTAATATTTGCAATATCAGGAGGTATAACTTCCTATTTAGCATTATTTAGTCCAGCTAAACAAATAGCTTTAGAACTAAACCCTTGTTGTGTTTGTTCAACTAATCCTATACTTACAGCAATTATATGGGTATTACTATCCGCTTTAGTGATACCCGTTTTAATAATACCATTACTTATACCTAGTAAGCAATATATCTTTGTTGCTACACTAGGTAAATCATTAGCAGAAAGGAGAAAACAAAAATGAGTGAAGAAAAAAATGTAATTACAATCGAAGACAAAGAATACACTATAGATGAGTTGACAGACGAGCAAAGAAGTTTAGTAGGAATTTATAGATCATGGTCTTCAGAACTTAACGAGTTAAGACTAGAAGTAGCGAAAGTTGAAGCAGCGCTAAGAGATTTAACACGCGAAATTACTTCATCTGTAACCGAAGAGGTTGAGGACTGAAAAAATAATTCTTGACAACTTGGTAAAATTTCTGTATAATATACATTATAAAATCGAAAAAGGAAAAATATAATGAAAATAATGCAGTTTGACTATCGTAAAAATTCAAATGATACCTCACATAGAGAGTTCATAGCACTTACTACTCCAACTAAGAATTATTTTGGGTTAGATATTTCAGAACTTGAAGATGAAGAGGTAGCAGAAGTAGTGTATGGAGTTTCTAGGTTTGACGACTTAATTAAAGAAGCTCTAGAGCACAGAACTCAGTGGCTAAAAGAAAAAGGTTATGGTACTTATTATCGTAACTTTAGCCCTGAGAAGATGGGAAAAATCATTACCGAGGAACTATAGAGAATGACACCCGAAAAAGAAAGTTTAGTAAATGCTCTACTGAGCTTATTTGATATGAACCCTAATATGCGAACAAGTATGGGGAACACATCCTTAAAAGTTCTAAATGCTTTTTTAGAGGGAGCAAGAGTAAATGCTGATGCGTATTATGAATTAAAGAAAAAACATGACGATTATCGGAAAAGATTAGCGAACTATGAATCAGTCATAGATTGATGTTGAGGAGGCGAAAGCCTCCTCTTTTTTCCTTGAGAAAAATTATGAATTGGGTAATACTTTTATGTAAAACTTTTGGTGGTAAATGCCACGAAGATAAAGACATAGCAGACAGGTGTTGCTATTTTAGACTATTTTGGTATGCGATGGAAATGATAGCAATGGTGGCTATTATAGCGAACGCAATACATCAATGGTAACAAAAATTATTTCAACCCTTACCATAGTGCCGCCCTCGATGCTAATGCATATATGGCGGACTGGTCAGGGGTTAACCTTTGAAAAAATAATTCTTGACAAAATGGTAAAACTTTAGTATAATATGTCTTGTGAAATTGAGAAATCACGAAGAAAATTTTTTATAACAACTAAAAGGACGCAAAATGGCTTGGACAGATGAATTGAAAGCAGAAGTAGTTGGTGAGTATGAGGCTCGTGAGCCTACTCCCGAAAATAGTATGGATATCGTAAAGGAGCTTGCTGAAGAGTATGAGCAGACTCCAAATGGTGTTCGTATGATTCTGACAAAAGCTGGAGTTTATGTAAAGAAAGCTCCTGCAGCAAAGTCTAGTTCTTCAGGTGATAAGCCTGCTAGAGTTAGCAAGGCAGAGCAGATCGAAAAACTTACTGGAGCTTTGACTGATGCTGGAGTTGAAGTAGACTCTGACATTATCGAGAAGATGACTGGTAAGGCAGCTCTGTACTTTTTCAATGTAGTTTCACAAATTACTAAGGACGATTAATGGCATCACGAGGTGTTAAGACTAAAGAAGGCGAGTTACTAGACGATGAGAATCTGGATAAAGTAACAGCCTTATTGAACGCAAGTGATCCTATCACTAAGAAGGAAGCTTGTAAGATTCTCAACATTAGTTACAACACAACTCGTCTTGCTAAAATTCTGGAACAGCATGAGGAACGAAAAGCACAGATAAAGAGGATAAAAGCCAAGAAGCGTGGAACTTCTGCTACTCCTATGGAGCTACAAGGTATCCTTGTAGACTATCTTAAGGGAGAATCTATTACTGAACTTTCTAAGCAGAACTATCGCTCAACTGGCTTTATCAAAGGCATACTTCGTAAGTATAATGTGCCTCTGCGTTCTAAAGCTACCGATTATTTCAATCCAGAAATGATCCCAGATGGTGCTCTAAAAGAGGACTATGCAAAAGATGAAATCTGCTGGTCTGCTAGATATAATACAATGGCTCAAGTGGTTGGGCATGTAGCGACTGAAAAGAAGTTCGAACACTTTAATAGTGACGGACTTTATGAGACCCACCCAGAACACGGTAAAGTATATCGTTTATGGGTATTTGGAGATCACTGTCGTTATGCTTACCAACCTTGGTATGAGCTAGGAAATTTAGAACATCTAACAGAACTTGGCGTTAATCTAACGGAACATAGTGCTTCTATGGTGTAAGAAATGGAACAAAACAACGATATTTATAATCGTATAATATATGAAAATGAAGCAAAAGGACAACAATATAGGCTAACCGTTAGTGAATTTAGAGAGCAGATGTACTTACATATCCGTAAGTATTATCTTAGTTTTGATGAAGGGTATCTTCCCACAAAAGAAGGTGCTTGTATACCGTTAACAATCGGTACAGTAGCAGAACTATTCGATGCTCTAGTAGATTTACTATCCGAAACAGAAGTAAAGTTTAAATTTGCGAAAGAACTAAAGAAAGAATTGGAGGAAATAGTAAATGACGGACATCTTGACTAAACTGCGAACAGCTAGTAAGGCTTACTATGAAGGTAATCCTATTATGTCAGATGAAGAATTCGACCTTTTAGCTGAAGCCGCTAACTTTGATGAAGTTGGTGCTCCAGTAGAGGAAAGAGTTAAACACCCGTATAGACTATTCTCCCTTCAAAAATATTATGTTGGTGAAGGAAAAGATCCCTTAGAGAGTTACTCTAAAGAGATTGTTGAAACAACTAAATTAGATGGAGCAGCAATCGCTGTGTCTTACCTTAACGGTAAGTTGCACAGAGTTCTTACTAGAGGAGACGGTATTGAGGGGTTAGATATTACTAGTAAATTTTTGAACAGTAATGTTGTACCTAGAAATATTAGATTTAATGCTGAAGATATTCTGCAAATTACGGGCGAAGTAGTAGCCCCTAAAGAAATTCCTAATGCTAGAAATTATGCAGCAGGAGCATTAAACTTGAAAGATCAAGTAGAGTTTAATAGTAGGGATATTACTTTTATCGCTTATGGTATGCAAAATGAACAATCTTACAAATCGGACAGTTATAGACAAGATATGGAGTATCTTAGGAAGTTCGGCTTCAATACTGTCTTGGATTCTGCTTGGGATATATTTCCTAATGATGGTCGTGTTTTTAGGGTAGATAGTAATAAAGACTTTAATGAATTAGGTCATACTGCTAAACACCCTCGTGGAGCTTATGCTCTAAAAACTAGAACTGAAGGTATACCAACTAAATTATTAGATGTAGTTTGGCAAACAGGTAAGAGTGGAAAAGTTACTCCTGTAGCTATTCTTGACCCTATCGAAATTGATGGGGCTAACATTTCTCAAGCTACACTTAACAATATTAAGTATATCGAAGATTTGGGGTTAGAAATTGGCTGTACTGTAGCAGTCGAAAGAGCTGGTGGTATCATACCGCGAGTCTTGAAAAGAATTTTATAACCTCGGTAAAAATAATTCTTGACAAAATGGTTAAAATTAAGTATAATATACATATATAAAATGAAAAAAGAAATTTATAAAAAAATTGTTTCCCCTACTAACTGCCCATCTTGTGGTGGGTTATTGGTAAGAGTAAAAGACCAATTATTTTGTAAAAATACTGATTGTGAGGCTCAGTCCTCTAAGAAATTAGAGCATTTTGCTAAGGTATTAAAGATTAAAGGTCTTGGTCCCGCAAGCATAAACAAACTTGGTATCACAACAGTTAAAGAACTATACGAATTAACTGAGCATGATTTGGAGTCAGTGTTAGGAAAAAATGGATTAAAGATTTATTCTAATATTCAAATCAGCAAGCGTGCTGAATTAGGAACACTACTACATAGCTTCTCAATTAATTTAGTAGGATCTACTGCTGGTAAGAAAATTGCCTCAGTAGTTAAACATATCGAGCAATTCGATAATGAAAAAGGTAAGGAAGCTGGGTTAGGGCAGAAAACTATTGATTCTGTTTTGACTTGGATTTCTGAAGAGTATTTCGGCAAAGGTTTGAATGAACTGCCTTTAAGCTTTAAATCTTCTGAAACAAAAAGTAGCCCAACAGTAAGTAATGGGCTTAAGGTTTGTATAACAGGAAAGCTAAAAGACTTTAAGAACAGAACTGAAGCGGGCAAATATTTGGAGTCTAAAGGATATACTATTGTATCTGGCGTTAGCAAGAACATAGATATTCTGATAGACGAAGAAGGAAAACAATCTAGTAAACGCACAAAAGCCGAAAAATTAAACATTAAAATTGATACAATCAAAAATCTTATAGGAGATAATTAATATGGCAATCCCTAAGTGGACAGACGAAAGAACTGAAACTCTTACATCACTGGTTGGCGACGAGTCACCAGTATCACAGGCTACTGTAGCATCAGCTGCTGAATCTTTGGAAACTACTGCTCGCAGTGTTTCTTCAAAGCTACGCAAGATGGGCTACGAAGTAGAGTTAGCTGCAACAGCTAACAAGCGCACTTATACCGAAGCTCAGGAAGCTGAGTTAGCAGATTTTGTAAATGACAACTCTGGTCGTTACACTTATGCTGAAATCGCTGCGATGGTATTAGATGGCGAGTTTAGCCCTAAGTCAATTCAAGGCAAGCTATTGTCTATGGAACTAACTGGCAAGGTTAAACCAACTGTACGAGAAGCTGCTGCTCGTACTTACTCAGAGGAAGAGGAAGCAACTGTACTTGAGATGATCGGGGACGGTGCTTTCGTTGAGGATATTGCAGATGCACTTGGTAAGAGCATCAACTCTATCCGTGGAAAGGCTCTTAGTCTTTCTCGTACTCACGGCATTTCTATGCCTAAGCAGCGTGAGTCACACGCTAAAGCGAAGACCGACGCTTTAGAAGCTCTTGGTGATATCACCAATATGACCGTTGAAGACATTGCTGATGCTATCGGAAAGACCGTTCGTGGCGTTAAAACAATGTTGACACACCGTGGTCTTCTTTGCTCTAACTATGATGGAGCTAAGAAGGCGGCTCAAGCTGCTGCTAAGCGCGAAGCTGCTACTGCGTAGTAGTTGATAGCTTAATTATTAGCTTGGAGGGTAGGTAGGCAACTGCCTACCCTTTTTTTCGTCTGGAGGATGTATGAAAGTTATTGTGGAATATGAAGATACAGATAGTCTAGTACCCGATGAGGTTGCTACCCATAATATAGACTATTTTGGCCCAGGCACTACAGTTAAGATAAGTCCTACACATGAGGATCCCTTATCACACATATATTTCGGAATTCAAGGGTTAGTTACATTTGAACAAATTCAGCTGTTTCACGATTCGGGGCCGCTGTACAAACAACACTTGAACCAACTAAGAGAAGAAATTCTTGATAAATTAGAAATTGAACTAAACCGCGTTATTATTGATAATGAGGCAAAATTAAGGTAAGATCATGTTATGGCTGATATTGGAAGTGTCGTATTACATAAACTTCTTAACGAAAGAAGTTTAGGAGCGTGGACAAGGCTTAAACTAGCTTTTTTCAGCTCTTCGCACGCCTCAATATATAGTGCTATTAACAAGTATTATATTAAACATCAAGCGATACCTAACTTTGAAGACCTGCTCCTTATCACTAGGGACGGCCCGCTCAAACGAGCACTCAAAGCATTAGAATCCCTAGAAACCCCTGATGTAGACATTGATCTAGCTATGGAGGCATTGATTAATGAGTTTACTCAGAATGAGGCGTTACTACAAATAGATAAATTTGTAGACAGAATTACTATGATGGATGTGCAAGAAGTCAAAGACGAAATTGCGCATATATTACTACACTTGGATGAAAAGACGCATACAAGTGAGAAAATTGCAACTATGTCAGATGTTCAATTATTTGATATAGATGAATCAGAAACATTGTTCCCTATGGGACTAAATAATAAATACGATGCCACACTCGGTGGAACAGCCTCGCAAGAATTAGTGCTATTTGGAGGTTATCGAGGATCAGGTAAGTCAGTAATAAGTACAAACCTGATGGTAAATCAATACTTAATGGGTAATTCATCAATTTACTTTAGTATTGAAATGAGAGCACAAGAAGTATTCACTAGAACTATGAGTATTCTAGCAGATGTGAATAATACCAATCTGACTAGAGGTCTTAGTTCAGATAATGAAGTTATGGTATTGGCTCAAAAACGAGCAGATATGTTCGTAGATGGGCAAGACCTATTAGAAGAATATTTAGTACATAAAGATTATACTAAGTTTGAAAAAGAACTAAATCGTACTAAGATACTAAAACCAGATAACCAAATGGTTATTATTGATGACCAAGGGCTTACTATCCCTAGTATTGATCTCCACTTGCAGAATTTTAAAGCACAGTTTGGAGATAAACTAAAATTAGTAGTGGTGGATTATGTTAATCAGATTGTAGCAGAAGATATGTACAACTGGCAAACACAGCTAACGCTAAGTAAAGAGTTAAAGAACTTGGCAAGGAAACACAACGTTTGTGTAGTTGCCCCATATCAGATTGATGCTACTGGAGAGGCAAGATATTCTAAAGGTATTCTTGATGCTGCAGATAGAGCATTTATCCTTAAACCACAGGATCATGACACAGGAGTGTTTAGTTTCGAAACTACTAAGATGAGAAACGGAACCCCTATGAACTTCTCTAGTACAATTAATTGGAACTCATTAAAGATTTCTCCAGTTGATGTACCTTACGAAGATAAAGACCCAAAAGCTAAAAAGAAAGTAACGAAGAAAGAACCTAAAGTAAAAGAACTTAAGAAAATGTCAGATGACTTGGAGTTTTAAATGATACCAGAAGAAGTACTAAAAGAGAAAGGGGTTCAGTATTCTTCGCAAGGGGGCGACTTAGTAATTAAATGTCTTAACCCAGAGCATGATGATAGTAACCCTTCAATGAGAATTGATAAAATTACTGGAGCATATCATTGTTTTAGTTGTGGGTTTAAAGGAAGTATTTTTAAGTATTTTAATATTGCTTCTGATTTTAAGGAAATACGAGTACAGCAAATAAAGAAGAAAATCTCTAAATTACTAGCTAAAGCTATGGATATGCCTTTAGGGGCTATTCCGTTTAGGGACGATTTCAGAGATATTAGTTTAGATACTTTAACTAAGTTTGAAGCATTTACACATAAAGATTACGAGAATAGGATAGTATTCCCTGTAAGAGATATTTTAGGAGATATTATAGTATTTATTGGAAGACATATGCATAGTAATGTTAACCCTAAGTATATGATTACTCCACCTAAGACATCTCCTCCTTTACATCCTGCAGCTCCTAAGATGATTAGAGGTTCCATTATTTTAGTAGAGGGTATATTTGATATGCTGAATCTACACGATAAAGGGTTGGACAACGCAGTATGTGTATTTGGCACACAAACTTTAATTAAACAATGGGAAGAAAAACTAGCTCCATATAAATTACAAGGTTTATCAAAAATTTATATACTATTTGATGGCGATTCTGCAGGGCAGATTGCTGCAAATAAGTTAGAAAAAGAAATACAAGAACAATATATTACAGAAATAATCAAACTACCTGATGGAGTAGATCCAGGAGACTTAGGTAAGGATGATGTACAAGCATTAAAGGAATTAGTTTATGACAGTAGCGATAATTGATAAAGCTCCCTCAAATTTAAAGTATGAAAAATACTTTGAGTTTGAGTTTGAAAACTTACATATGTCTGATGTAAAAGTAAAGAAACTTTTAAAGAAAGATATTACTTTAGAAGTTGATTTAGATAACTATGACTATGTAATCTTAGTTGGCTCAGAAGCCGCTAAAAATTATGCTAAGATTTCTTCTGTTACTCAGTATCAGGGACACTTAGTGGATGATAAGTTTATGCCTATTATCAATCCTGCTATGTTGGCGTTTAAGCCAGAAGGTAAGCCTGCTTTTGAACAAGCTGTAAAAAAGATACATCAGTATATTAAAGGTGATATTCAAGAGATGGGAGTAGGAGATTATGAAGGTATTGAGGATGTAGATGTAGCTAAGAAACATTGCGAAATGTTATTGAGTCTAAGTACAGATTTGACTGATACTATTGCAGTGGATACGGAAACTACAGGGCTATATCCAAGAGATGGTTATGTTTTAGGAATTTCATTATCTTATAAACCTAATCAAGGAGTATATATTTCAACTGATATTATTGATGAAGAGTTGGAAGCATTACTTCAAAAAATCTTTATGAAGTTTAACATTGTGATGCATAATGCTAAGTTCGATTTACATATGCTAGAGTATCACTTTAACTTTAAATTTCCTAAGATTGATGATACTATGCTAATGCACTATGACTTGGATGAAACTCCAGGTACTCATGGTCTGAAACCTTTAGCAATGAAGTATTGTGAACGATTAGGGGATTATGATAAAGCTCTAGTAGATTTTAGAACTGACTACTGTAAAACTCATAAAATAAAACAAGCAGATTTTACATACGATTTAATTCCTTTCGATGTACTATCTGAATATGCTGCTATGGATACAGCTGCAACTATTGAACTATACCGAAAGTTTAAGCCAATTATTTATAAAAGCCCTAATCTTAAGAAAGTTTATGAAACTTTATTAGTTCCTGGGATGAGATTCCTTAAACAAGTAGAAGATAATGGAGTACCTTTTGATACAGAACGATTGGTTAAAGGACAAACAAAAATGGATGAAGAGATTAATAGGCTTCATCAAGAATTGTATAGCTTTTCGGAAGTACATACTTTTGAAGAGTTGCAAGGAAAAGTATTTAATCCTAACTCGCCAATGCAATTAAGAGTTCTTCTGTTCGATGTACTAGGATTGAAACCTGTACCTGGTAAGAAAACTGGGACTGGAGCAATTAGTACAGATGCGGAAGTCTTAGGAATTTTGTCTAAAGAACATCCATTGCCTGAAGCTATTTTAGGTATTAGAAAGGCTAGTAAAATTAAAAATACTTACTTGGATAAAATTATTCCAGCTCTTGATGCTGATAATAGACTAAGAACTGGGTTTAATCTAACTTCTACAACTTCAGGGCGGCTGAGTTCAAGCGGTAAGCTTAACATGCAGCAATTACCTAGAGATAATAAAATTGTTAAGTCTTGTATTAAAGCTAGACCAGGACACAAGATTGTTTCCCAGGATTTGGCAACAGCAGAGATGTATGTAGCTGCTGTATTATCTGGAGATAAAGTACTTCAAGATGTATTTATAAGTGGAGGAGATTTCCACAGCTCTATGGCGCATCGTATCTTTGGGCTACCTTGTAAAGTTGAGGAAGTTAGTACTAAATTCAAGAAAAAACGTCAAGCTGCTAAAGCTATCTCGTTTGGTATTCTATATGGTTCCGGACCAGAGAAGGTAGCTGAAACTGCTGGAGTATCTCTCGAAGAAGCTAAAGACGCTATTACGGATTATTTTGAGACTTTTCATAAATTGAAGAAGTGGTTAGATACTTCTAAGAAAACAATTAAAGATAATCAGTTCATTTATAGTATTTTTGGTAGAAAGCGTAGAGTTCCTAATGTTATTTCTACTGATAGAGGCATTGCAGGACATGAAGTACGAAGTGCAGTTAATTTCTTAATTCAATCAGTAGCTTCTGATATTAATCTGCTAGCAGGGGTTGATATGCAGAATTATATTGAGGCTAGAGGAATGAAGGCTAAGATTTTTGGTTTGGTACATGACTCTATCTTAGCGGAAGTACCAGATGATGAAATGAATGAATATTGTGAGAAATTAGAGTATTATACTAAAATGGATAGAGGTTGCAATATCCCAGGAGCTCCTGTAGGTATTGATCTAGAAATTGGGGATGATTATTCATTTACAGAGGAGGAAAAAGTATGGGGCAGCTAGATATGTGGGAACATGATTGTCCAGTAGAAAGGCATGTTATGCTAATAGGTAAAGGGCAACCTTGCAATTGGTGTGGTAGAGAAGAAAGTGATGAAAATCATGAATTTGGTAAACTAATTGATATTACAAGAGAGCAGAAAATGAAAGTAGTAGACAGAATTAACCCTAATCATTATAAACAAGGCGAAATAGAAGTTATCGACTTTATCTTAGACCAAGATTTTAGTTATCTTGAAGGTAACATTATTAAGTATGTAAGTCGTTACAAATATAAAAATGGTTTAGAGGATTTAAAAAAGGCTCAGTGGTATCTCAATAAATTAGTGGAAGAAACTAGTGATCCTAAAGACGCTGCCTGAAATTAAATTCCCCATATATCCGTTAAGAAGTTACGACCGTTTAACGGATATTTATGGGGTGGTCAAGGTTTATACTATCTATAAAATGTATATCCTAGATGACCGAAATTTGGAGGGCGAAAATCTTGGTGAGCGCCGACTTCGAATAAAGAAGTACAAATATCCTTTACGTACGAGTGTATCTAGTGTTAAAGATTTACTATTTAGTAAGAATAAAACACGAGTCTATATTGATGATACTGGACAAATATTTAAGTATCATAAAGTAGAAAAAGCTACTTTAAAATATCATAAAATAGCTAGGTTAATACCTACAGGATTTGGTAGTACCAAAGTTATCGTAAAAGGAATAAACACTCCCTTTTTAATGCACGAAGAAATTCCTCCAAACTTTAAGTATGCAGGAGTTCTAAAACTACAAGGTGGATATATACTATATGAAGTATCTACAACGAAGAAAAAAGATAGTTGGAGAAGAGTATGAAAGCTGTCCTTAGTAATAGAATTTATCTAGAAACGGATGACGATTTAGAAGAATTACTTATAAAAACTCTAACATATGAAATAGAGCAGAAAGGGGTAAACCCACTTGATGCTCCAATGCTTACTATACGAAACGCTACAAAAATAAGAAAAGGTCTATACTCTATCCCTAGTGGTAGAACTGATTTAATTCCTGATACTTATTCTTTAGTAGATAAACGAGTTAATGATATAGTAGAATTTCCCAAGTTTAAATATAAACTAAGAGAATCACAACAGGCGATTTATGACGAAGTAGAGGGCTCATGCTTAATAAACGCCCCAGTAAGTTACGGAAAGACTTTTGTAGGTCTTGCTATTGCTGGGAAACTTAGTATGAAAACTTTAGTTATTGTTCACACAGTTGCGTTGAGGGATCAATGGGAAGAAGAAATAGAAAAATGTTTTGGTATAAAACCTGGTATTATAGGATCTGGTCGTTTCGAAACCGACAGCCCTATAGTCGTAGGAAATATCCAAACCGTAAGGAAACAAGTAGCTAAAATAATGGAAAGTTTTGGTACTGTAATTGTAGATGAGTGTCATCATACTCCTGCGAGTACATTTACTGATGTATTGAACAAAATTAAGGCTACTAATAAAATTGGATTATCTGGTACTCTACAGAGGAAGGATAACCGACATGTTGTACTAAGAGATTATTTTGGTTTTAAACTTTTTCAGCCCCCAGTTGAAAATGCTTTAACTCCAACTATTTTCAGAATGAAAACAGATATACCTTTTAGTAGTAACCGTAATATACCTTGGGCTGTACGAGTTAACGACTTAGTTAAACGAACTGACTATCAAACTTTGGTAGCAGATATAGCACAGACTCAAGCTATAAAAGGGCATAAAGTATTAGTTGTAGCAGATAGAGTTCAGTTTCTAGAAAATGTTGCTGCTATTTGTGGTGATAATGCAATAGTTATCACAGGTAAGACAGATAATAGAGATGAACTTATGCAATCTATTTATGAAGATAAAGATATACTATGTGGAAGTATTAGTATTTTTTCTGAGGGCATTTCTTTAAATGCTTTATCTTCTTTAGTTTTAGCAACTCCTATTAACAATGAGCCTATGCTAACACAGTTAATAGGTAGAGTTATACGAATAGACGAAGATAAACTAGACCCTGAAGTTATTGATATTAATTTGAAAGGTTCTACAGCTAATAACCAAGCAACTGCTAGAGTGGGTTTATATATGAAGTTAGGATATAAAGTTCATAACATAACCTAAAAATAATTCTTGACAAAATGGTTAATCTTTGGTATAATATAATGATAAAATATGATTGGGAAAAAATTAAACAACGCGCAAATGGCAATCCAAAAGGTATAATTGCTATTCTAAAGTATTTAACCACAGGGTTATGTACAAGGAGTACAAAGAAGTACCTTAAGGGTAAGGATTTAAGAGAAATTTCGGGAGATTCTTTTTTAAGAAATCCAGAAGCTTTGTGGGCAGATAAGTCTGCTTCAGAAAGTGAGATTCTTTTATATCTCCATCTAGCAAGTTTGAGAAATATTATGTTTTATAACTTAAATGGTGAAGTCTCTTTACCGCTTATACATGCTGACATACATGAAAAATATATGACACAAAATAGACTACTAGCAATAGTAAACGATAAAATACACTTTAAACACGAGGATAATAAAAATGGCAATTTCATTTGATAAAATTAATGGTAAGGCAAAGAAGGGCGGTGCAGATCTGCTAGCTTTGGTTGATGGGGATAACACTTTCCGTATGGTTGGTGATATCGTAGCACGATATAACTACTGGGTAAAGAACTCTGAGGGCAAGAATATGCCTATCGAGTGTCTAGGGTTTGACCGTGAGACTGAGTCCTTTAAAAATCTAGAGAAGGATTGGGTTCGCCACTACTTCCCTGACCTGAAATGTTCTTGGGCATATGCTGTAATGGCTATTGACCGTTCTGATGGTAAGCTTAAACTTCTAAATCTTAAGAAGAAGATGTTTGAGCAAATTCTAACTGTAGCCGAAGAGCTGGGCGATCCAACCGATACTAAGACTGGTTGGGATATTACAGTTAGTCGTAAAAAGACTGGACCTCTTGCATTTAATGTAGAGTACACAGTTAAACAGATGAAGATTAAGGCTTCACCTCTTTCTGAGGAAGATTTGGAGCTTATTAAGGATCTTAAGCCAATTGACGAGATCGTACCTCGTCCAATAGCAGACGATCAAAAGACTTTCATCGAAAGCAATATTTTAGGTGGTAATGATGATACAGCAAGTGCTGATGTACTTGATGAGTTCGAAACTGCAGAAGATATTCCAGCTTAATTAAGTTATATTTCTATAAGGGGGCTTTATGCCCCCTTATTTTATAGGAAAACATTATGAAGATATTATTTAGTGCTGACTGGCATATTAAGCTAGGACAGAAAAATGTTCCTAGAGAATGGCAGAAAGATAGATTTCATATGTTCTTCGAAAAACTACACGAATTAGAGAAAAGTGTAGATTTGAATGTTATTGGCGGAGATGTATTTGACAAAGTACCTTCTTTAGAAGAGTTAGAGTTATTCTTTGATTATGTAAAAGGATGTAATGTAGAAACAATTATATACGATGGAAACCATGAAGCAACTAAGAAAGGACATACTTTCTTAACTCAACTACAGAAAGTAGTGAATGGTTTAAATAGTAAAGTTTCTATTATAACTAGTAGTACTTCTATTCATGGTTTAGATTTTCTGCCTTATACAGACTTAAAAACATTTAAACCAGAACAGTTCTCCAATAAGATTCTATTCACCCATGTTAGGGGCGAGATTCCTCCACACGTAACTCCTGAAATTAATTTAGATAAATTAAATCATTGGGATTTAGTAGTTGCTGGAGATTTACACGCTCATTCTAATAGTCAGAGAAATATTCTATACCCAGGCAGTCCTATGACAGTATCATTTCATAGGAATGAAGTAAAAACTGGAGTAGTAATTCTAGACTCTAAAGACTTGGAGTATGATTGGATACCTTTGGATTTACCTCAATTAATTCGTAAAACAGTAGAAACAGAAGAAGAAATGGTGAAGACTGATTTTCATCATACAATATACGAGATCACAGGAGATTTATTAGCTCTATCAGGAGTAGATATTGATAATGAACTGTTAGATAAAAAGATTGTAAATAAAAATACTGAAGCAGTATTAAACCTAAAAGATATGACTATCGAGGAGGAACTGTTTGAATATTTACAAAATGTACAAAACTTAGATGCGGGTAGTATCGAAAATATTTTAGGAGTTTTTAATGATTTATATTCAGACGCTTAAATGGAGCAATTGCTTTTCATACGGAGAAAATAATTCAATTAATTTTACAGAAGCTCCAGTAACTCAGTTATTAGGTACAAATGGTACAGGTAAAAGTAGTATTCCTTTAATTCTTGAAGAAGTGTTATTTGGAAAAAATAATAAAGGGATTAAGAAGCAAGCTATTGCTAATAGGCATATAGGCAAAGGTTATTATATTGAGGTTGACTTTGCTGTAGATAATACTAACTATAAAGTAGTATTAGATCGAAAGAGCAGTATATCTTTAAAGCTATTAAAAGATGGAAAAGATATTAGTAGTCATACTACTACTGCCACTTACAAAACTATTGAAAATGTATTAGGTTTAAACTATAAAACTTTTTCACAATTATTCTATCAAAGTGCCTCCTCCAACTTAGAGTTTCTTAGAGCTACAGATACTAATAGAAAGAAATTTCTTATAGGTTTATTAGGATTAGATAAGTATATAGAGTTATTTGAACTTTTTAAAGATAAATATAAAGAGTATAATTCTGAATTAATCGCTATTGAATCTAGTTGTAATACTATTGAAGAGTGGTTAGATAAAAATACTTTAGAAGATTCTAAGAAAAAACGAATTGTAATAGTTCCAGATGATCCTTCTGATAGTGTTGAAGAGTTTACTAAACTTAAAACAAAACTAGAAAATTCTGATAAAATTAATAAAGATGTAAATACTAATAATCAGTATAAAGAATTACTTTCTCAAATCGATATTGTCGAAGTAGTAAAGCAAGTGGACAAGCCGGAGTCTACGGACTCTCTGGTCAAAGAGAAGGGATCACTAGAATCGGAGATAACTTCTAGAAAAGCGTTAGTAACTAAACTATCTAAACTTAGTGGGCAATGTCCTACTTGTATGCAGTCTGTGGATGAAGAATTTGTATCAGATTTAATAGATAGGGCAACTAAAGTTATTGAAGCTAACTCGGATAAAATTGATGGAATTGATGAAGTTATTTCTGAAACTAAAAACAAGCTGTTAAAGTATAGAAACCATCAGAAATTAGTTTCTGAGTTTGAAAACTTAAACAGCTTAGTAGATAAAGATATGACTTCAGAGTTAGTTGATAGAGAAAGTGTAAAAGCTAAACTAGATCAATTAAAAACTACAATTACAGAAATTAGAGGCAAGATTAAAAAAGCTATTCAATATAATGAACAAGCTACTGCTTGGAATACTAAAGTTGATGTTATTTTACAACAAACCGAAGAATTTCAAGAAAAATTAGAACAAAAGGCTAAAGAATTAGAAAATGCTAAAGAGATTATGGGTATTATTACTATACTTCGTAAGTCTTTCAGTACAAATGGTCTTATAGCGTTCAAGATTGAGTCGTTGGTAAAAGACTTAGAAGAACAAATTAACACATACCTATCTGAACTTTCTAGCGGAAGATTTCAGTTGAATTTTAATTTGAAAGGCGAAAAATTAAACATTCAAATAATAGATGAAGGTAGAGAAGTTGAAATCGAGGCTCTTTCTAGTGGGGAATTTGGCCGAGTGAATACGGCTACATTACTTGGAATAAGAAAGATAATGAATATTCTTTCTAAATCTAAATTGAATTTGCTAATCTTAGATGAGGTTATGGGTGTGTTAGATGATGAAGGAAAAGAAAAACTAGTAGAGATTCTACTACAAGAACAAAATATAAACACATTTATTGTGTCGCATGAATACACACATCCTTTAATTAATAAAATTAATGTCATAAAGGAGAATAATATATCGAGGTTAGAAAATGGTTGATAGTCGAGCTAAAGGAGCAAGAAACGAATTAGTATGTAGAAACCAAATGAGAAGTTTAACTGGATTATCTTGGGAAAGAGTCCCAAGTTCAGGAGCTCTCGGGGAACAACATAAACTAAAAGGGGATTTATACATTCCAGGAGAACACAATTTATATTGTGTAGAAGTAAAAGCATATAAAGATGACCACTTTAATAGTAAGATTTTGACTGCTGCTAAAAGTAATAATTGGCGACAATGGTGGGCACAAACTATTAGAGAATCAGACCAAGTAGGTAAAGAACCTATTTTAATCTTTAAATATGATAGATCAAAGTGGTTTATGACTGCTTTAATTGAACCAGTTGGGGATATTGAATATTTTAAGTTTTCAAATGGTACTTATACTGCTTTATTGGATGATTATATTCAATCAATAGAGGAGTGGATTAAATGAAGTGGGAAGATTTAAAGGCAAATGGAGATAGAAATAATTTATTAGTAGTTGACGGATTAAACCTTGCTTTCAGATATAAGCATAACGGGTCTACTAATTTTGCAGCAGATTATCTTAGACT